GGGGGAGACCTTCGACGGGCTCCTGGCCGATGCCGACGACAACTCCATGAAGTTGGTCGGCGCGTTCGCCATTGACGAGAAGAGCCGCGAGTCGGTCGATGGTGACCTGTATGTGCCTCGCTCGAAAATCCTCTACATGCAGAATCCGGAGGGCCGACCGTGATCGTGTCGAACGGGACGACCCTGGACTTCGCACCGCAGGCCCTTGGCGAGACGGTCCCGAGCCTGAGCAACGGCTACTTCTACGCCGCGAACGGCCTTGACCTGTCGGGGAAGTTCGCGACGTATGCGGCGCTGTACCGGGCTCAGCCGTCCATCGCAACGGTCGTGAACAAGATCGCGAAGTCCGCGGCCCGGCTGACGATCAAGGTGTGGGACAACACCCCGAAGACGGGCAAGGTCCAGGACACGACGTCGGCGTATGCGCGGCTGATCGCGAACCCGTCAACAGAGTTGAGCCCGTTTGCTTTCTGGCGTTGGACGTTCGCCACCTATGAGACGTTCGGTGAGGCGTTCTGGTACAAGCAGCGCGCGGGCAAGGACGCGTTTGGTCGCCCGTCCGGGCCTGTGGTGAACCTGCTGCCGATGCACCCGTCGCGTACCGCTGTCCACCGTGACGCGAACGGCGCTGTGGAGTACATCTTCACTCTCGGCGTCGCGTCCGCGGGGATCCTGAAGGCGCCGGCCGATGACGTTGTCGCGTTCTTGCAGTACAACCCCGACTCGCTGATGCGTGGCCTGTCCCCGCTTGAGCCGTTGCGGACAACGCTGCTGAATGAGGACGCAGCGCGGCGTGCCACGGCGTCGTTCTGGGGGCGTGGACTGCGGCCGTCCGTCGTCGTGACGCACCCCGGAGAGCTGTCTCAGGACGCGAAGGACCGGCTCAAGGTGAGCATCGACCTACGTCACGCGGGCGCCGACAACATGGGCGGCTCACAGATCCTCGACGAGGGCATGACCATGCAGGTCATCCAACTGTCGGCTGTGGAGATGCAGTACATCGAGAGCAGGAAGCTGAACCTGCAAGAGGTTTGCATGGTCTACGACATCCCGCCGCCGGTGATTCACATTTTGGACCACGCGACATTCAGCAACATCACTGAGCAGATGCGCTCGATGTACCGCGACACGATGACTCCCAGGCTTGAGGATGTCGAGTCTGTCATCGACTTCTCTTTGCGGGGCGAGTTTGGCTACTCGATCGACGAGCGCAGGGCCACGTTTGCTCTGGATGAGGTGCTACGTGGCGACTTCGAGGTTCGGGCGGTGTCGGTGGGCAACCTGATCGAGAAGGGCATCATGAAGCCTTCCGAGGCGCGCCCGATGTTCGACCTGCCGGACGCTGGTCCTGGCGCTGACAAGTTGTATGCCAACGCGGCGTTGCAGGAGTTGGGCACGCCCATGCGGCGCGTCTCGATTACGGAGTCGGCCTCGCCGACTTCTGATATGAACGCTGAAGCGGCCGCTACGGCCGCCGCCGCGGATGAGTCGTCCGCTGGCGACCCTGCGGCTGCAGGGAAGGCGATTACGCGCGCGTTGATGGGCCGTGTGGGCCGTAAGGCGACGGCGAAGGACATCCGGTCCGGGCTGGTCGTCGGGCATCAGGTGGAGCTCGACAAGTTCTTCGCCCGCCAGCGCGCGTCCGTGAAGGCTGCCGTCTCCAAGAAGGCATACGTCATGCCCGCGTCATGGGATGGAGACCTGTCCACGGTCCTGGGGTCGCTGTCCACGGCGACAGCCAAGGCGCTCGGGGCGAAGGTTGCCGCTGACCTTGGTGGGACCTACGACGGCGCGGATATCGCGGACTGGCTGGATGCGAACTCGAAGGCGACGGCGAAGCGGATCAACGCGACGACGGCGGACGAGATCGCAGCCGCGCTGGAGAACGCTGCCGACGATGAGGACCCCGGCGACACGATCGACGGCCTGTTCGACGGTGAGGTCGCGGCCCGGTCCAACCAGATCGCGCTGACTGCCGTCGCGGTGGTTGGCGGGTTGGCTTCGCAGGTCGCCGCCCGGCAGTCGGGCGCGAAGACGAAGACATGGGTTGTCACTTCAGGGAACCCGAGGTCGCTGCATTCGGCGATGGACGGTGAGACGGTTCCGCTCGGCGAGACCTTCAGTAATGGGATGGACGGCCCGGGAGATTTCTCCGGTGGTGCCGACGAGGTAGCGGGTTGCCAATGCGACCTCCAATTCAGCACGGACTAGGGCGCCTACATCATCCGCCCGAACCATGCGCGGTCCCAAAGGCCGAGTCTCAGACCAAGGCGGGAATCGGCAACCTTCATCAGCACGTCATACCGAGCCATTCGCATCGACCGCATGGGGTACAGGAACTTGGAGATCGTCAAGTGTCTGCGCTCGAACCGTCCACGACGGTCCACGTACAGCATCCGCTGGTACTCACGCCACTGCGCCCATGACCATCGGACTGGGGTGACCATGACTCTCATTCCGAAGCCCTGGAAGCGCTGGGCTAAGTAGTCTCGGCATCCGTCGCACACGTATCCGTGCAGCATGTCGGACGCTGACAGGCCGTTGATCTTCCCGACCTGCGGATCGAACGCCGTAGCGAGGTAGTCCACGGCGATCGCTCCGCACATGGAGCACTTGACTGATTCGGGGATGCGCCGCCACGGCGGCAGGTTGACGGTTGCCTCGCTCATTTCGTGTACCTCTCTAGGAACTTACGAACGGCCTCGCTGACCGTCTCTCCGCGCTGGTCTGCTCTCGCTTTCGCGGCCTTCCATAATGACCCGCGAACACGGATCACTCGGTTCTCCATTCGCTCTCTCACCATGCGCTGAGTCTATCAGTCGCACATGCAACCGCATAGGCACGCCACGCTAAGGAGCCACCATGAACATCACCCGCAAGGATGCGACGATCACCAACACGGACGACGCCTTCCCAGGCGAGTTCGAGGTGGTCCTGTCTGCCCAGACCCTCGATCGCGACGAGGAGACATTGCTCCAGAAGGACTGGAAGACGCCGCTTCCCGAGTGGATCACGTTCGACTCCGACCACGGCATGTCTGTGGCCACGACCGTGGGATCAGGTGAGCCGACCTTCAACGACGCGGGCGACATCACAGTGCGCGGCACCTACTCCTCATTGCAGCGCGCGCAGGACGTCCGGACTCTGGTCAACGAGAAGCACATCCGCACAGTGTCGGTCGCGTTCATGTCGGCACCAAGCACCGCGAAGGGCGCTCCGAAAGGCGCGAAGGTCCGCGAGCTGCTCAACGGCGCGTTCGTGGCCGTGCCCTCCAACCGTGAGGCGCTGATCCTGTCCTCCAAGGGCATGAAGACCGGCGCGCGCAACAGCGCCTCGGACGCTGAGCACATCCAAGCCATGCACGACCACACCGCGGCGCTCGGTGCGTCCTGCCCGACTCCGGCGAAGTCCGTCAGGACAGTGACGCTCAAGAGCGTCGACGGATCCCTCGAGGCTACACAGGACCGCGCCCGTGATGCCCTCTCGGACGCCTACCCGGGCGTTTACACGTACCTCCGCGCTACGGTGCCCAGCGGCACCGGTGGCGGCACGCTGGTCTTCGGTGTCGAGGACGACACCTCCAGCATGGAGTCCTTCAAGCAGGACTACACAGACGACGGCTCGGTCATCACCCTCATCGGTGAGCGGTCAGCCGTGGACTTGGTCGAAGTGATCAAGCCCGACCCCGACGAGAGCACCGAACCACCCGCCGCCGCCGATGTCGCCGCCGCAGAAGTTGCCGCCGCGAAGTCCGCCGCCGCCGATGAGTCCGACGCGCTCGACGTGCAGTGCCGGTCACTACAGGCGCAGGCAAGCGCCTACGTGACCGAGTAGCACCCCCATTCACAACAGCCCCGCCGCGTGCGGGCTGTCAAGCATGCCCAAGGAGGCACGCAATGAGCGTTATCGAAGCGAAGAACGGGATGCGGACCCTCGCCCTCAAGGCGAAGGAAACCGTGGCCGATGCCACTCTCACGAACGCCGAGAAGAAGACGGTCCTCGATCAGGTCGAGGTCGACCTCAAGGCGTTCTCGGACACCATCGCAGTCCACGAGCAGGCCCAGCGCCTGATGGTGGGCGGCGAGTCCGCAGACGACGCCAAGAGCGGCGCCGAGCAGGCCGTCACCAAGTCCCTCGGCCAGCAGGTCATCGACTCGGACGGCTACAAGTCGATGATGAACGGCCAGTCCAAGGGTGTCACTGTTGAGCTCAAGGTTGCCGGGACCATCGACGAGGGTGTCATCCCCGCCTACTCCGGTGGCGCTGGTCTGGCTGGTCAGCTCACTGCCCCGCAGTTCCTGCCGGGTATCGTCCCGCTGAAGTTCCAGCCGCTGACCGTTGAGGACCTCCTCGCGTCAGGGACCACAGGGGCCTCATCCATCTCCTACGTCATTGAGGCTGCGTTCCAGGACCTCACTGCGATGGTGCTGGAGAAGGGTGTCAAGCCTCAGCTTGACCTGACCCTGGCACGCAGGCAGGACAACGTCGGGAAGGCCGCGAACGTCGCGAAGGTGACCGACGAGATGTTCCAGGACGCGCCACAGTTCCAGTCGTACCTGCAGAACCGGATGATGTTCGGCGTCCGGCGCGTCAAGGAGTCCCAGCTGCTGAACGGCTCCGGGATCGCCCCGAACGTGCAGGGCCTCCTGCAGCGGACGGGTCTGGCCACGGCGGTGGTCACGGTGACCCCGCTGACCGCGGTCAAGGCGTTGGAGGGCATCTTCAACCAGATCACTGCCCTCCGGGCCGTGTCGTTCGTCGAGCCGGATGCGATTGTCATCCACCCGACGGACTTCCAGACGATCCGTCTCGGCAAGGACAACAACCTGCAGTACTACGGTGGTGGCCCCTTCACGGGCGCCTACGGCAACTCGGGTCCGTCCAACGTCTCCGAGATCTGGGGCCTGAAGACGGTCGTCACCACGGCCATCGCTCAGGGCACCGCGCTCGTCGGCGGGTTCCAGGAGTGCGCTCAGGTGTTCAACCGCCAGGGCATCACGTTGGAGATGACGAACAGCAACGTCGACGACTTCGTGAACAACCTGCTGACGCTTCGCGCCGAGAGCAGGTTCGCACTGGCTTGCTACCGTCCTGCCGGTTTCGGCAAGGTCACGCTGACCGCCTGACGGTTGGTGTTTGGCGAGGCCCCGGCAAACGTCGGGGCCTCAGTCATACCTGCCCGTCACTCAACCGCTCAACGAAGGAGCACCATGCCCACTGATTACTGCGAGGACTACGAAGAGCTCACTGGTCTGAAGCCGGACGGTTCCCCCGTGAAGACGGAGGTCGTGGCGAAGGTTGTCACGGCGCCTGTCAAGGCTGAGCCGAAGACCACGCCTGCCCGGACCAAGGCACCCAAGGCTAAGTGATGGTTGCCCTTGCCATACCCACAGACCTGGGGGCGTTTCTCAAAGAGACCATCGACCCCAGTGACGCGTCCGCGCTGTTGATCCTTGACATCGCGTCGGGCATGGTGAGGGACCTTCTGGAGCTGAACAGCTGGTCGTTGGACGCGGTGGCGGCCGATGTGGTCCTGCTGGACCCGATCAATGGTCAGAGCGCGTTCCTGCCTCTGCCAGTTACGGCCGTGACGCTGCTGGAGACGTTCGACGGGACCGTGTGGACCACGGCGGACCCGACCACCTACACCGTGTCGAAGCGTCTGGGGATCATCTCAGCGCTGCCATGGACGGGTGTGACGTGGCCGTACCTGCCGGAGACGTGGCGGGTCACCTACGACCACGGGTTCGCTGTGCTCCCGAGCTCCATCCTTGGTGTGGTTCTCGGTGTCGCTGCCCGCGCGTGGGCCAATCCTGGGGGGACTGTCGCGTCTGAGACGTTCGGCCCGCACGCGGTGAAGTTCGCGATGGAGGCTGGTGGGTTCAGCCCGATCGAGGAGAAGGCGCTTGCGAAGTACGTGAATCCGAGAGTCGCATGAGGCCGCCCGGCAAGGAGACTGTCACGCTGCTGCGGGACTCCCCTGGTGGGTTCGACCCCTACGGCGACCCGATCCCCTCCACGACAGCGCGCATCGACGTGCCCCGCTGCCTCATCTCCCCAACCG